GGTAGCCCCTTATCGCACCGTTCACTTGACACCACACACCTCCAGTATCTGCTCTACTCTATGCTTCACCTGATGCTTCTCGTATGCCAGTTCATACGCTCGATGAGCCATAGACGCGGCCAACGAAGGCTCGCGAAGGCACCAGCCTAAGTTGTCGGCTAGCTCTGCGTCAGTCCTGTAGCTGAGGTAGTGCGTACCCTCTTCAAACAGCTTCTTCATACCGTCCCTCGGATCACTATCTGATACCAGAGGACGCCCCATCAACATACTCTCGATCACACGCTGGTTGGGGCCATCGTGCTTCTGTCCGCGGTTGAACAATACCTTGCATAGGGCCATAGCTTCTGAAGTACGGGGCCATCGTTGCCCATTCTTCCCTATCTCTCGTACATCCTTTAGCCATGAGTGCCGCTTACACATATCTTCAAGGACATCGGCTCTATCTATTCCTCCCTTACTACCAAAGAACCCAATGTCAAAGGGACGGGCCTCATGCTGAGCGATAGGTAGAACATCCTTGTAGAAGTATTGGGCATCACTGGCATTGGGGCACCAGTGGGTTGAAGGGTGGTTCGTGAAGATGTCCCGCTTGTCCCACACGGCGAAGAAGACATGATCGTAGTTCTTGGCCAGCCGCTTGTGTAAGGAGGGGTGTCCGTGGGTGTCGATATACCTCACCGCTGAGGGAATTGGTGTCTTCTCAGTCTGAAAGGCTAAGTCGCCTTTCTTGTTTCGCCCGCAGTCAAGGTCGAGGAAGAAGTCGTAGTTCGTTAGAGCAGAAGTGGCTATACTTTTGAAGGAAGCAAGAGGATGACCTTCACCCATAGGAGTAACAACGTGTCCCTGGTCTAGAAGCGCCTTCACGGTACTATTGGAGTACGTCATGACCTCCTCGCCTCTCTTGTCGAACACCTTCCTGTACCCTAGTATGATGTTAGCCATCAGCTGAGCCTCAGGGGGCAGTAGATATCATCTTGTTTCTCTAGATTACTAGCCACTCTCTTGTTGTACTGGAGCTGCTTCTCGATCTTATCTCGATCATCGTCCCACCGCCCACCTTCTGTATCTCCTAGCTGCTTAAACTTGTCGCGTGCTTCGGCGATGTCTACCCACTTGAGTGGGTGAGAGATGAGCCCTGCCTTCCATACCCGATTCGACCATTCACCATGGGCATACCCGACACCCTGGAACAAGGGGTTCATACCACCAACCGTAGTGATAACGCGCCTCGTTAGGAATGTCATGTCTCCTCTAGGGCTGGAGCCGTAGATAGGGGTGACACTCATGGTCTGCTTCATGTAATCCGTAAACCCACTCAAAGTCTCAGGTACTTCTTTGTTCTGAACACGGCAGAAATGGTGTATATCCGTCAGCGTGGAGGCTGTCTCGTAGGTCTCAAACCAATTCTTCTCCGTCGGTACGAGGTCATCCTCAAGGATGCAGCTGAAGTGGTGGTTCTTCATGAGGTAGAGGGCGCGTGTCTTGTTGGCACCCACCCCCTTGTTGGGGCCTCGGTAGTAGTGTACACCTTCGAACTCTGCTACTGTGTCGGAGGTAGAATCTGTACTCCCGTCGTCGCACACGAACACATCTGTACCCTCAGGTACTGTACTCAGTACGCCGCTGATAACCTCACGGAGAGTATCCGAACGGTTGTATGTGCAGATGCTAACTGCTCTTGTCGTACTCATCTTCTAGCTCCTTCGCTGCCTTGAGGACAGGGCAATCAAACTCCAGCCCCTTGCACCCTTGACAATACGCCTCTGCCTCGTCGCCCCCATAGCAAGGCCTATTAAACAGAGGGATGTGTCTACGACGTGCGTCATCAATCAGTAGTCTCAGTCTCGGATCCATCCTTGACGTGTGCCCCTTCGCATTGGGAGAATAAGTAGTTAGCTGCCGACGCTATCACCTTTAGTGCCTGCTCTACATCTACAAACTGCCCTTCCGGTGCGTCAATGACTGCCTGTTCGATTAGGTCGATCATCTTTTCTTTCGTGTAGCTCATTAAAACAAATCTCCTATGATCTTGTTCCAGTTATGTATGTATTCCGTGGGGTCTGCTGCCTTAGTGGCGGTGGCCACCCCTGCGGTGATGATCCCTTCCTTCTTAGGGGTATCGTTGTACAAGATATCAACACAGTTGGTGAGGCCATTAACGTCCCCTATCTCAGAGAGCATACAGTTCACACCATCTACCAAGAACTCAGCCTGTGTGTCCGTGGCCACGATGGCACACGCACTAGACATGGCCTCTAGTGTCATACGTCCAAGCCCCTCGGTGTGAGAAGCCACCAACCAAATGTCTACCTGTGCCATAACCATAGCCATCTCCTCTCTAGAGGCCCCGGCTATGTAGTTCAACCAAGGTGGCTTATTCTTCGAAAAGTCAGGCACCTCACCAACACCCACCATCCGAACCGTACCGGGGTACTTCTGCGCGATGGCGTTCATTACTTGAAGAGCCTCGTTCGTACCTTTCAAAGGGTGTGCATGGATCAAGGTTCCAACGGTGATCCCCTTCTCTTTGTCACCGAATTGCCTACGATGAGCATTTAAGTTGAAAACTTCATGACCGTAGTGGTACCACCCTACACGCTTGGCGGCGTGAGGGACGTAGTCCCAGCCATCAGTAGTCTTCTCGCAGGCATCCTGCAACCACTGTGTGCTAGTAGCTATAGTGTCCCATCCCAGGTCGAGAGACTTAGATTCCAGATCCTTGAACCGCTCATTGTGAGACAGCTTGAACATCACCTTCTTCTTGATGTGCGCCATCGCATGGATCTTGTCGTTGTATGCATTGTCTGAATTAGTGATCACCACATCACAAGGTGGGATCTCCTGCCAGTCCACTCGAAGTGGAACCTTACAGCTCGCCTGAATACTAGGGTCAATGTCGGTATGTTGTGTATAGAGGGCAACATCATGCCCTGCGGCACTCAAGAGATTGGCTGTATCTAGGATTGTAGTAGGCCCACCGTACTTGCGGAGGTGAGGTGTGATCACAGCAATCTTCCTAGGTATGAACTCAAGGTTAAGAGTTTTCTCTAGAAGGCCAACAAACTTCAGTACCCCATCGTGCCTCTTCAACTTCGCTGCTGTCTTCAGCCCTTCTTTCTGGAGGCCTACAAGGCGCTTCGGCTCATTGAACAGTAGGTTGTAGATCCTCTCAGCCATGACAACGGCTGCTGTCTTGTTGTTTAGGATGATGGCATCTAGGTCATGGGTGGCGTACTCAGTTACACCCTTGTTGTTCCAGCACACAGGTACAACACCCGAAGCCATTGCCTCAAGGGTAGGTAGTCCATAGCTATGGTTGTGGGCAGGGTCACAGTACACATCCACCTCGGTCCCTAGAACCTTAGCGAATCGAGTTTGTGACATGATACCCAGGCCCACAATGTAGGGAAATCCTTGCACCGCATCGACCCCGTTAGCAAGGATCCGGATCTCTTTATTGTTCTCTTTGCATAACTTCTGGAGGTGTTGACACATATCCACCCCGCGGTCATGCCCCTTGAAGGGGTACATTTGGTTTCCCAAAGACACCAGAATGGTGGGCCTATCATCTCCTGTATCTCTCCCTCGGGGGAAGAACATCAGATCATCATACCCTACTGAGATACTACCACTAACTTTATGCTTCTTAGCCATCTTGGCGGCTGTCCACTTGCTGTTGGTGATGGTGTAATCAGACAGCCTGTTAGCCTCAGCGATGCTCTTCTTCAGTGAAGCAGAAGGAGCGATGGAAGTATCGTCACTTTGAGAGAAGTGAAGAGAGGTAAGCTTCGGGTTATCAAGGGTGACCGAGGCAACCGGGGGCATCAACTCCCCGGTGCCTGCGACCACGATCCCCTCTTTGAACACACGCTCCCCGAAGTTAGTAACGAAGTCAGACACACCTTCAAACACGATAGGCTCTGACCGCAATGAAGGCAGCACGTTCCTCTTCATCTTTGGATCTCGCCGGATGTGTGCTACCTTAGCCTCTACATTCTGTTCATTTAGGTAGTTGACGATGTCGGCGATCACCTTCATGCCACCACAATTCTCTGTGCTATACACTACGAAGCAAATGCTGTACTTAGGATTAACCTTCTTGATGAACTCATCAGAGATAGGTGTCCGCAGCTTCCTTAGTTTCTGTTCGATATTAAACGTTTTCTCCACTGCCTTGTACCCTGGCCATATACTATGGAACCTCCCAGCTCCCGACTTCCGGAACCCCATGTGTTCTTCCGCTCCCATTACGCTAAAGGATGTACCTCTCTCATGGAAGAGGTAAGTGTCGTCAGCGAGGACAGCTCTCCAACTAGGCACCATCCCTTTGCTAATGCGAGTGATTGTACGCATCCAGAAGTCTGTCTCTTCTCCGTAGGACACGTAGCCCTCATCAAAGGTTCCGATCTCATCAATCAAGGAACGCTCCATCATGAAGCAGAACCCTGTTGGCATAATCTCCGGGTATTGATGGGCGGATAGCCGTTCAAGTGCCCGGTTCATATCGTTGTAGTCGTACCCAGGTTGGAGGGGTATACCAATGAGGGCGGTGTTGTTGGTGCAAGGGTTGACGATCTTGTTACGCTCGTCTGCCTCCAGGGCCAGCACCATCTTGTATAACCAGCCTGGTGTGACAATCACATCCGAGTTGAGTACGCAGATGTACTCTCCATCACCCAGCTCTATGCCTCGGTTGACTGTAGCTGCGAAGCCTCGGTTCTTCTTGTTGAATAGGACGGTGTGCTGGGGGTTTACCTTAGCCCACTCCTCTAACCACAGCTGCGTAGCACCATCAGGAGAGCAGTCATCTATTATGATGAGGCGGTACGGCCAGTTGGTACGGGCCTGGATGGAGTTGATGCAGTGGATCAAGACGTGGAGCCCACCGTAGACAGGGAGGACGATATCCACTGGCTTCACACCTTTACCGAGAAGGCTCAGGAATGCTTGGTTGGTGTTCTTGTTGGACTTGACGAGGTCGCTGTTCGCCTCCAGCACCTGCATGCCCATAGCTTGGATCTGATCCTGTAACCCCTTGGGTACTGTATAGGACTCCTCCTCCAGGGAGGACACAAATGCATCTACCTCTTCCTGCGTCTTGCCTACCCAGTTACCCTGCTTATCAAACGACATGATCTATGACCCTCACTTGCCCTTCATGCATGATCTGCTGAGCCTTCTTGAAGTTGTCTTCCCAATCACCCCACCTCCCTGCTTTCCAGAAAGGATCTTCTTCCTTGGAAGGGATGACCACTTCCTTGAACCCTGCTTGTACGATAGCTTTGGCACAATCAACACAAGGGTGGGCGGTGACGTACAACGTCGCATCTAACAGCTTGGTACCGCTGCGAGCTGCGTTGCAAACTACGTTCAGCTCAGCGTGGGCTGTCCAATTATATTTCTCTGGTCGCTGGTGGCGTTCATCATCATCGTCATCGGCGTACCTGACGAAGCCGTTGTACCCCATGGCCAGCATATTGTGGGCCTCTCCTACAGCTACCGACCCTACCTTGACAGACCTATCCTTGGACTTGGATGCCACAAGGAAAGCCATATCCATGAAGAAGGTATCCCATCGAGATGAGCTGTCCTTGTCGTCAAACATCAGCAACCCATATAAATATGTACGCTGAACGATAACAATCGAAGCAGTTTGAGACCCCGTGCGGACAAACTCTCGCCCTAGTCCATCCATGCGGACAGACTTCTTTAGTGAAGTCGTCTGTACATGTGTGCTTACCCAACTGTTTACTCATCAGCCAGTACTCCCATCAGCTCGGACACGGTCATCACACTCCGGGGGTACCATCGCTGCCTCCCCAAACAGAGCGTCTTCGCCAGTGAGGACGGCTTTAGAGTATCCAGCGTCTTTACGAGGGTCGTCCCCTGAGGCCATACGGGAGTACCATGCCGCCTTCTCCAGATCCTCCTCTGAATTGTTCTTATGCTGTGCTCTCCAGATGTACTTGAGGTTGTTGCCTTTGCAGTAGGCTACGAAACCTTCTTCACCTAAGGCGCAACGGATAGCATCGATGCATTCTATACCGCTCTGATTATAATGCGGAGGGCTGTTCACATTGTCTGACATTCTTTTCTCCCTTACTACTATTATAGCTTTTATTTCCACTGTGTGCAACCATATCTGCACATATTATGGGATATCATCTCTTTTATGGATGTTCCCTGTGGTCAGGTCGATCACCTCACCATCCTCAAAGTGCTTCTCGATCACAGCGTAGAAGCAATTGATGTGTAGCTTCCAATCACTGCTAATCATGAGGTGCATCCCAGCCTCAAACCCCATGTCTTCCTTGCAGGCGACACACTTAGCCACGTTCTCATCAGGAGGAGGCTTGAAGTTCTCATCCCGGTGGCCTGACCCTGATTGAATCCTGAGCGCATCTAGCCTAGCCTGCTCAGTATCAGCCGGGTTATCGTTCTCGCTGGGTGGCTGGAACCACTCCTGCCAGTTCCTCACCTCTGAATGCGGTTATTGAACTGTACGATGTGATCGTACGCCGCATGCATGCTATTATACACCTTGTGGCAGTGGTAGTGTACCCAGGGTGAAAGCTCCAGCCCATTGGGATTCACAACAATCACCCGCTTGGCTCGCTGCCATGCAATGATGATCTCCATAGCCGTACCCGTGCTGGGCTTAGTGAAGTTGACAAGCACCACGTCCGACATCTCGATGTCGATCTTGTCTTCCTCTACCAGCTGGGGTAGTACGCTCTCAGGGTCAGCCCCGTAGGCTGTGTACCTGTAGTCACGATCCATTGGATCTAGGGTCGTGATGCCGAAACTGTTAAGATGCACAGTCGCTGCCTTTCTCCAGCCTCCAGCCTCTTCGTCAGTACAGCCCGCCATAGGACCACATAGGTAAACTCGCATAGTAGTTACCTCCTCTTTCATTTATTCGTCGTTCCCTTTCGTTTCTTGATTGGAGTTTCATTGTACCATTTGGAAGACGCAACCGTTGCGTACTTCCCACAGATCTTTCCATTCTTCTTCAGTGTAAAGCAACGGAACTGTGTGTGCTGACCGCCCTTCTGAGTGGTGCGATCCTTCTCCCACTTGGTGTTACTACCACCACAGTGAGGACAGTCCGTCATGTTGTTGCCTGCGTGACCAACGGTCAACGTATAGGGCAGGAACGCTTCATAGACCTTCATGGTCTGATCGACATCCCTGTCACAGTAACGCAACATCTCCTTCATAGCTTTGGCACTCTTCTTATACACCACCTCTTTCCACAGCGCTGCGTTCTCTCCTGTCTCTAGCTTACCTTCAAGGCCGAGGAAGCGGGCAATGTATTTTAGGCCGTTTCCCTGAAAACGAAAGAATTTCTTCGCCTGCTTCCACGTATCTAGTGTGATGAACTCGGGGGGACACGGCAACCGATGGAAGAGGCAGCGTGTACGCAGCCACTTGATGTCGAAGTTGTCACTGTTGTGACCTATGAGGGTGCCTGCCCTCTGCATGATAGGGATGAACTTCTTCAACATCGCCGCATCGTTCTGACTCTTGTCCCACTGTAGGTGGTGGATCTCTTTCTCCCCCTCCCACTGGTACGAGATACAGATCACCGCCGGTTCCTTGAGTAGGTTGGATGTTGGTACATTGATGCCGTACCCTCCCTTCCACAGCCAATATTCCGCCGGAGAGACTTCAATATCGAACACCAATCGGTCACCTGTGTGGTCAATCTGTTTACCCATTATCTTTCTCCTTCTTCTTCAAAACTTGTTGACCGGGCCATTGCTCCAAATAAGCTGCTGCTGCCCTAAGTTGTGTGATGCTATCCTTGAAGCCGCCTATCCCTCTGTTACACTGCCAACAGAGGAGGCCCCTTACTCTACTTCTCTTCTCCCTTGGGTTGCGCTGCTTCTCACCCTTGGAATGGAGGTGATCCACTGCTAGCCTTCTCCTGCCTTCCTTCGGTGCTTCCTCACAGATGAAGCATACCCCTTGCTGTGCCTCCAGCATCAGGTTGTATTCCGTGAGAGTGATGCCGTAGTTCCTAGTCAAGTTGTAGTCCCTTGCCTTCTCGCCGGTAGGGTCTTTCGCCTTGGCTGCTATCGCTGTTGTCTCTACGTTGCATGGTTGGCAGTACCCTTTCCCTTCTCGTAGTGCGTTGCACCTAGAACACCTAGCCATACACTCATCACAGATACGTGCGCCACTATCTTTCTTCCGGTACCAGATCTCCTTACACCGGGCGCACTTACGCTTACCTGCTCTAAATGTCTTCTTCTTACCCATCTTCCCCTGCATACTTAGCGTCGTCCAGCATCAACAGTCGCATGTAATTGACCGTGCCTTGTAGTGCTATGATCTCTTCGAGGAGGTCAATCACTACATATCCCTCGATCGGAACTCCACGTTCAGCACAATCCATAAGCTCATCGATCCGTTCTCTGGTCATCTCGGTGTCCCTTCCTTAAAGCACACGTCTACGAGGTAGCGGACACTCATAGCTGCTAGCTGTCGTGCCTCTGTCTCCTCTGCGTCTGTTTGCTTATGCTTATGAGGCCAGTACGCAGCAGCCCTGAACTCAAGGAACTCTTCCTCTACTATCGCCACACCCTCATGGGCAGAGCGGAAGTCAGGGAAGTTCTCATAGGCAGCGACCAGCTCGGCCCTCACCTCATCCAACGCGCAGTCGATTAGACTCTCAGTCTCGGGCGTCATTCTCAATCCTTTTCAGAGTGCCATACCCAATAGCATGTACCTGTACACAAGAGATGTACTGGGGGTGGCGCTCAGTCCAGTAACAAGCTACATTGGTTTCATCATCAAAGTGACGATGCACCACCACCGGGCGCTCAAGCGCATCCTCCAGGGTGGTAGTCTCCTTGGCGTTGGCCCAGTCCACACAGGTCATCACACCAAAGCACATGACAATGATTGCTGCTAACGCTATTACAACTTCTCTCATAGTTACCCCCATATCCCATCAATGATACCATAAGTAGGCATCTTCATCTTCTCCGAAGGTAGCCACAGCTCATCGATCTTAGTGGGCAGCTCCTTCTTCCAGTAGTTCTCTGACTTGTTAGTGTGCTCAGCCATGCACTTAGCCCAACGATCCCAACACATCCGGGTCGCAGCGATCTGACGCTCGACTGTATTAAGCGGCTCCTCTGCGGCGTACCCTCCTTGTACCTGATGTGCCATGAACAGGCAATTCTTAGACGCAAGGCGCTTGTCCCCGGCTACCAGCAGTAGGCCAGCAGCAGAGCAGACCTCGCCTAATCCAACGGTAACGATCTCGTTGTCGCAGGCACGCATCGCATCGTAGATGGCGAACATGTCTGACACCGATCCGCCCAAGCTGTTGATCATGATGGTGATCTTACCCTCAGTGAGGGACAGGAAGGACAGACTCTTAATCACATCCTCTGCCATACCCTCATCAATCTCATCGAAGATGTAGATGATACGGTTGTCGATGTCCAAGCCATGCTCAAACGTCATGCTCAACTTAGCCAGTTCGGTATCTTGCTTGGTATTATTAGGCAATTGAAGTTACCCCTTTCTTCTTCACGACATGTACCCGGTTGGGTACTAGATTTACTAGGTTATCCTCATTAGATATGAGCAGAATCGTTGAGCCAACATCCACAATGTGGTTGGTTATGAAATTGATTATGTTCTCACAGTTCTCAGGTGACTGATACAAGAAGGGTTCGTCAAGGATCATGCAGGATGATGCTCCCTCCACCTGCATACCAGCAAGATCCGACAGCGCCATGCCTACAGCGAAGCTAGTCAGCTGCTTCTCTGCCCCTGAGAACAACTCAAAGATCTTGCTGCCTGTGTCAGAGCTAGCAGTCACGCAGAACTGATCCTTCGTGTCTCCTGACTTCAGCTTCTTGATGGTAGAGAACTTCACTTTGATCTGACCGTTGTTGAGATCCCGTAGGTACTCATTGGTCTTAGTCTCAAGGAAGGGACACACTTGCTCGAACAGCAAGGTCTTGATGTCTGATCCAAATGCATTCCTCCAGAAGGAGCAGTACTCTCGGTGCTTCTCTTCCAGCTCCATGATCTTGAGGTAGCTGTCTTGTATCTTCTGCTCTTTATTGTACTCTGCTTTAGCTGAAGTAACGAGAAGGGTGAAAGGATTGGGGAGGGTATGGAGTACATCCAGCTTCTCCTCAAGACCAGCCTCCTCTGCCTTCGTACTGATCTTCGCCTTCAGTACCAGGGCCTCATCACAGATCCCGATGTTGGCGTTGACGTTGTAGATCTTCGCCTGTAGCTCACCTCTCCGATTGATCAGACCTTCCCGGTTTAATTTATCATTGGCCAACGCATCCATGTTCCACTGAATCCTCTCGGAAGGTAGAGGTTGATCACAAGACACACACACCTCAGGCTTAGAAGCACGACGGTCAATGTCCCCTGTCAGGCCATCGATCTTGTAGCCTATAGTATTGAGTTCGACCGTAATATCATGTGCCTCTTTGTTGTAGCGGCTGAGGTTAGCCTCCACTGTATAAGGGGTAGGCAGCGCCTGTGTCAGGTTCGATATCTCCTGCTCAATACCAGAGGACATGAGTTGAATCGTGTTCAGCTTATTCCTAACGCCAGCAATGGTGAGAAGTTGCTGGTCGTTCCAGTCAGAAAGCTGCTGCTCCAGTGCCTTCAGGTGTGACCATGCCATGTTGGATCTCTCCTGCTGGTGGCCGTATGACTCTCTCGCATTGTTCACCTTGGTCTTTGCTTTGCTATATTCTTCCTTGGCGTTCTCGCTCCACCCCTCAAGAGAGGTGAGCGGGAGGATCTCTTCTATGACCGCGCGCTGCTCGCTACCTGGCAACGCTAGAAAAGACCGCTCCCTCCCCTGTCCAAAGAAGTCTGACTGAATGAATGTCTTATGGTCCCTCCCCAACAATGCATCTATCAGCTCCTGGGTATCCTTCTCATTCCTCTTCGACAAATCACACCACTCTTCGTCAGGGCAGCGGTCCATCAACGCTGATAGCACCAGGGACTTAGGCTTGCGTGCCCTGTAGATACGGTACTTCTTACCGTCGATCCCTTCGAAGTTGATGGTTACCCCGCAGTGCTTGGCATGTGGTATGCTGGTGTTAATCACATCATCAGCCTTGATGCCGTGAACCGTCCTACCATATAGGCCCCATGATATACAATGGTTAGCCACGCTAGACTTACCAGCCATGTTGCCATTGTTATCATCGTAGCTCCAGCCGGTGACCAGCAGTAACCCTCTATCATCGAGGTCTAGCTCAATGGTCCCAATGGAGAAAACGTTGTGGGCTTTCAGGTGGATTAGTTTCACTTCATCAATTCCTTTCCGACCGTGCTGCATCCCTCTGTCACACCTTGCTGCTGTTCGTACTCAGCGACCAGCTTGGGTATGTCGAACCCTGCGGCGCTGCTATCCGTGTGCAGTGGGGTGTTAGCTACCTTAGGTAATACAAACTCCACAGATCTTGCGCCTGCCTCTAGAAGCCCTTCTCTAATCTCAAAAGTATAGGTTGAGTTATAGTTAATCACACGAACGAAGTTGTCTCTAAACAGACTCGTCTTACCAAGCCTTTCATTGTAGATGTAGTCCGCACTCCCTCTACCTAGCATGTTAAACGTCACAAACTTAGGAGCTACCGACTCGATGAACTCAAAGTCAGCCACGTTCTCATCTGTATCAAAGACGATGAAGCCTCTCTTGTCTCCCGCATCAGCCCAATTCAGCTGCATGGTGGAGCCAATGATGGTCGCCTTGTCGGACCATGTATTGTGCTGGTGGTAGTGGCCTGTGAACACATGCTCCACATGATCAGGGATCATGTCGAGTGTGAACATCTCATTAGGAAGGAAGCCTGATCCCATCGGCACGCCTGCTATCCCTTGGTGCATGATGCAGACAGGGTTGGCCTTCTTAAAGAACTCCTTGATTTCATTTACGTTTTCCGTATAGGAAAGGTAGCTGAACCCTTGGTAATCCCAGTGGTAGTCGTCGCGATCATGCCTGAAAGTATTGGTCACGTTACCGTAAGGAGCCAGCCAGTGTAATGAGTGTATCTTCTTATCCTTCTGAGCTGTATCATGATTACCCACGATGAAGTCCATTGGATTCATCATACTGTTGACAGCTTGCGCTATCTTATCAATGCCCTCGTATGCCACCTTCAGAACGCTGGCATCTAGCTTACCATGAGAGTGGAACAAATCACCTGCAAATATCACATGTTCGATTTTGTGTTGTCTGACGTACTCGGCTATCTGATCCATGACCTTGGCTTGATCTAACAGCCTGGAGTTCACGCCCTCTATGAGAATGGAGCCGTAGTTCCAGTTGTGTAGGTGCATGTCAGAGAAAAGTAGTACCTTCATGATATCGCCTGCCCCCAGGGGTTAATGATCTCTTCTTCCGTACACCAGTCAAGGAAGGTGGTGTATGCCTTGTCGATACCACCTTGCTGGAACACTACCTGCGGCCAGTCCGTCCGAGCGAATGACTCCTCACCCAGGCTATAGGACTGTGAGCCCTTCGTGTGTGCTATCCAGCCTGACTCAATACCAGCCCTGAGTAGGCTCTCGGTCGTATCGAACCCGATGGTGTTGAGCAGGGGTGTCTCTTTCACCTCAGGGTGAGTGAGCTTTGAGCCCTTGAGTTTCTCCACTGCGATGCCGATCTTCTGTCCGTACCGGGTTATCTTATCCGCTTCCTTGAGCCAGCCTGCATGCTTCATGCAACACCTGACCGTAGCCGCCAGCTTGATGGCGTGCCCACCAGATGAGTCACTCTGCTTGGCGTACTTGTTGGATGTGATGTTGGCTGTTGCATGATTGATCATGAATAGGTGGGTGTTTGTCTCAGCTACAGTAGGTCCGATCCTTCGCATGCCTCCCCTTATGGCCTTGGCATCCTGTGCTACTCTCTCCTCCTCGCCTATCTTCTTGGCATGCATCGCCTCCGTTGCTGTGCCTGTGATAGAGTCGATCACGATCACGAAAGGTAGGCCGTCGTAGTCTTCCTGGCGTGCCTTCAAGCAGCGCTGGATCATGCGGAAGGTGGCGTCGATAGAGTCAGCGTCCACTATTCCAAAGTGGGAATCCGGATCAACACCACACTCCGCTGCTCTCTCCTCATCCCATGACTTCTCCGTGTCGATGAACCACGCGCTACCTCCTACACGCTGGGCCTCAGCGATAGCATGGTAAGCCATAGTCGTCTTACCACAGTGCTCAAACCCATACAGTTCGATACACCGACCAGCAGGCCAGCCCGGTCTACCTATGTGTAAGTCTAGCTCAGGGAGGCCCGTCCGGATTCCCCAAGGGATGTAGCTCTTGATGCTGATGTCACCTGCCTTGTGGACGGAGGCGTTTGCTTCCTTATCTTTAGCAGTAGCCTTGGCCACTGCCTTATACATGTCGTCGAAATTACTCATCTTACCTCCGTGTACCACCATACAAAAGTTACAAGACCTAAGAACCCTAGTGCTAACAGAAGCGCACTCATCTATTAAACCTCTTCCAGTTGAACCGTTGGTACTCGTTGTCGTCCATGTTATGAGGGTTAGCTTCCAGCTTCTTCTGCCTAAGGTGGTCACGCCAAACACTGACTATCATACATCCGATGAACAACGGGAAGATCAGGAAGATCCACCCTGGACTTTGACTAGCTATCCATGTCATGATCTCGTTCATAGTAACACCTTCCAAACAAGGAGGCCAAGTGTTACTGCACTGATTAACAACGCAGCTCCACTGACAAGCAGGTTCCCAATACCTACATAGAGTCGATACCTTCCTTGGTCAACCTTGTCTTCTTTATCCTTCTTCATGATACCTCCGTAGGACAGGAGGCACTAGCCGGGAGTCGAGGATACTACTGCTGCCGCAGGTTCTCATGGACTCCAAGGCTAGTGCCATACTAATTAGTCACCTGATTCCGGAACGTCTTCACTCAGTGCCTTCTCCAGATCCTCATATGAGAGAGCTGGATACACGGAGGTAAGATCCGTCGGGGTTCCAAATTCGTACCCTGCGGCTGCTACCTTGTCGATGATGTTGCTTCGACTAGGTACGCCCATCACGTTGTACTCTGTCTTGTATCTACCTTGACCCTTCCGCTCAATGCGGAAGTCGATACCGGACTGGAGGTTAGAGATGTCTCCCCAATCACCGGCCGGATCATTGTCGTACTCCATCAGCTGCTTGTACACCTTGACACCTGACTTGATGACAAAGATCCCATCCTTCAATTCCTTAGAATCCGGGGATGAGTAGACGTATGCGTTGTACAGGAAGGCTGGCTTAGAATACAGCCGCTTCGCTGCCTTCAAGTTAGCATCGCCCTTCGCTTCATACAGTACCGTGCCCTCCTCACAGATGGGACAATCACTCCCATCCACTGACTTGGGACAGGTGTAGGTTCGGTACTTACCCCCCGGCCTAAGTCCATGCTCTTGATAAGCACGGAACCATGACGGCGCACTCACATGGGGTGGAAGAATACGACAGTGAGTAACACCTGTCTTCAGGAACAGCACGGTCCCTTGATCTCCTCCCATCTTCTGAGATGCTACGTATGCATCACGTACAAAGTCCGGGTCGTTCTGTCCAAATCCTTCGGGTAGTCCATTGTCTGACATTCGTTCTCCTTTACATTATCGCCGCGCTTGACGAATCGGTTGTATCTCTATTATAGCTTTTTTCTCTGGTCCGTGCAACCTAAGTGAGGGGGCTGTTCATGACCCGGATCTCTTCCTTCTGCTTGTAGCAGATGGCGATAGCCAAGGATGCCTTCTCTCGCAGGGCCCTGTAGAACCCATCGAGCTTCTTGTGCTGGGCATCAGCGGTCCAGTACTTAGCCCTTGTCTCCTGAACCTCCCCGTTCAGGGTTACTTGTTCACGGATACCCCCTTCTGTGATCTTCTCACCTGTAGATTGAGCATACTTCCTGCATGCTTGTGAGGCAACCGCTTCTGACACCTCCATCCGTTGCTTGTACCTTGCTGCCTGAGCATACAACTCAGCGCTCAGCTCGGCGTAGTACGCAATGACACGGGGCATAGCACACATATCCTGATCCAGTGTCTCATCGCTCAGGCCCATGTCTGCATCGACATCAAGCTTGATCTCTTGCTCCACCCAATCCTTACCTTCCAAATGTTCTAGCGTTATTGATATCATTCTATTCTCCTACGTTGCATTCAACTCTGCTTCCGACCAACTGTTACCCACGCCCACCTTCATGGTGAACTGGAAGTCATCTAGCTGTGGTACCGGAAGGTTAGAGATCTCTCTAATCTTAGGTACGAACCAGTCAACGTGCTCATCCTTCACCTCCCATGCCCCGGAGTCATGCACTGTCAGGATAAGGAAGGCTTCTTCGTCTGTCAGGACACCCGCCTCTATCTGCTCCATGAGGTAGTCATCCACTGCGTTGAGGCACCGCACCGTGACTGAGTTGGCTGGTGACTGGATGCTACCATTCACAGCCTGCCGCTCAGCGTTGGCCCTTGCCCACTCATTGCCTGAGTTCATCGTGGTACCCATGTGCTTGATCCTCCCGAAGGGGGTAACAAGGGTACCGGCGTTGGCTGAGATCTCAGCCACCGTAGTCTTGAAGTACTCAGCCGCAGCAGGGAACCTTGCGTCCAAGGATGCATACCCTCGGGCCACCATCTCCTGTGTCACGGGATGCGTCTTGCCATCCAAGTCCTGCCATGTCTCCTTCATGAGGGACTTACCCTCCACCGCACCATAGATACGACTGAAGTTAACAGGCTTAGCTAGGTTGCGGTTGTGGTCGTTCACCTGATCGTCTTCCATCTCAAGGAAGGCAGCGGCGGTAGCCCTATGAATGTCCTGGCCTGACCGGAAGACCTCCAGCATGTTCTTGTCTCCGGAGCAGATGGCTAGCGTCACCAATTCAATCTGGCTAAAGTCACCGTACACCACCTTATACCCTTGGTTGGCGATGAACATATCCCTGAGGTTACCTAGCCCCTTGGCGATACGGTCATGATCCAGGCGTGGGATCTGATGGAGGAATGGCACAGCCACCCGACCATTCACAGTACCGTGGATCATCACCCCTATCCTAGCCCTCCCATCACCCTTAGTCAGTAGCTTAGCATTGTTCATATATGTACCGACCAGTTTCGTAAGTGACCGGAACCGCATGATATCTGCCACAAGGGGTAGCTTGTCAACTAGCTTCAACAGCCTTGCCTTATCTGTACAGTAACCCTTCGCCTTACGCTTATCCTCGATGTCCCTCCCGAACCCAGCATCCTGTATGGCTTGGGCTACCTCATTGTGAGCATCAGGGTTAAACTCAGGCCACGTCTGATCCTTGAGGCTAACAAGCAAGGCGTCCCTTTCCTTAGAGAACTCCTCAGTCAGAGCATCAATCACATCGGGGCACAACCGGACACCATACCACTCAGCCCTGAGCAGGGTGCGGATGAAGGGGTGTACCTCCTCCAGATACAGCTTCCACAGCTCTTCATTCTCCTTCAGTCGGGGGTAGTACCGGCAGAACAAACGGTATGTGTTCTCCGCATCCTTGCTACCATACAGCCACATCATGAGGTCAGGCACATAGTCATATGTATTCTTCAGTACCTTGCCATGACCCGTGATCTTATGTAGTTCCTTACTGTAGTCACCTGTGTTCAGCTCCAGATCAGACAGGTACTCAAGGTCATGGGGCGGGTGCTCCCATAGAAGGTGGTGCATAAGCATTGTATCGAAGAGGAATCCCTTAACCTCAATGCCACAATGCTTACGCAACACACACATGTCGTACTTAATGTTGTGCGCTACCTTGGGGATGTTAGCATCCTCAAAGATCACCTTCAGCAGCTTAATAATACCTTCTCTCTCGAATTGATTCCACGTAGCCTTCAGCTTCCAGTCAGTACCCTCCGGGTCATGGTTGTAGAAGGGCAGCACCGCAGAGGTAATGGTATCCTCACCGTACCCCCAGCAGAACTGCATACATATCATGGGTTCATCGGACCAAGGCAAGGCCCGTGACTCAGTGTCGAAGGAGAACATACCCTTCTCTTGGATCTGCTCGATCATCCAGGCCAAATCAACCCCGCCCTCGATCAGCTTGTACTTAGTATCCTCAGCATCCGGATTGATTAGCTCCCCCTCCACGCAGGACTTAGCCACCCTGAGATCCTTGGTGATGTTACCCTCAAGGCGAGGGTCAGGGTTCATGAACAATGCGTTCGGGTCTGTAGTTACCACCACATTGTACTCTTTGGTTAGGGTATCGTCATGAGGAAAAGTACGTTTGAAGATCTGACCATGAAGCTTGTAGATACCACCCTCACCCATGAGGTTGAAGGCACGGAGGGTAGCAGCACCCATGAGTACCACCACATCAGGGTCCACTGCCCTCAGCTCATCAGCGAGGTGGCCCATGCATGCCTTCACCTCTCCCACCGCAGCTGGGCGCTTGGGAGGGCAGCACTTGACCAGCCCCGTGACGTATACGTCAGCGGTAGAGATGGTAGCTAGGGCCAGGAGATCCTTCAGCTTGTCCAGATTTCTCCCGTTCCCCACTGTCTGACGGTCCATATTGTCTGGTGCCTTGCATATCACCATGATCTTGTGCTTATTCGGAGCGTCAGGAGTGGGTGTAGGACACGCAGCAAGCTCCTCTCCTGCGACCTGTACAAACTTGGTCAGCGACCCCAACTTGCATGCCGGTTGGCCCGCACAAGCGATCTTACAGCTCTCCATCCTTCTCCTTTTTACGTAGCTCATGCCGAACGTGGAGCCCCATGACAAACCGAAGGACTTTACGGATACACTTAAGCTTAACTATAGTATAACAAGTGTGTAGGTCTTCTCTAAGACTCACGGATCTTTGCCTCCTGTATTGCCACCGCCCACTCGATGAATCCCTCATCAGTACAACAGCCCCCACACCCACACTTACAAAACTCCGGGTCAGGAATGATAGAACAACAGGTACACTCTTTGTCTTCAGCTTCCAAGGAGATCTCCTATGTCATGCATATAATCCCACGACTCCTCTTCCATAGGTCCCCAGATAGCCATCGCGTACTCATCAGCTGCATCCTGCAGCTCATCCTCAATGTTAAATTTGAGTGCCTCTTGGATACACTCAGAGGTATGGTCCGGTTCCAGCAGGCACCATACTGCCACGATACTATCAGGTGGAATCTTGTTGCAGCTGCACCTCCAGTTAGGGGTGATAGGCCTGTCATCATACCACGAACAAGTTTGGTACGTGGCGAAGTCTAGATCCTCCTTAAACCTTGGATCACATAGGTGCCATAGCTCATGAGGTGCTCCCTTATCTAGAGCATCAGCTATAATAAACCAGCGCCCACGGTTAAGCTTGATCGGCCCATACTGCTCAGCTATTTTATCTTTAATCTTCTGGTCCATTACTTTATCCTGTGATAATCATCATTAAATGCCGTGATCCGGAAGGACATCCTTCTTCGCCACGATGAAAGGTCCTTCACCAAACCCATACTGCTCATCGAAGTGAGCCAGCACGTACCCTTCCATAGCCTGAGTGATGACGATGCTGTAGTACGCACCCATCGTTGCACACAGATGGTTCTCATAGAGCAGCTCACCTGCGATGGCATCCTCTTCGTTCATCCTAGCCCCACCCTTCTCGTAAGCATCAAGCTCATTCACCAACCGCTGCCATGTAATGAGCAGCTGAACGGAGGTGACGTGGAGGTCAGGTGAGAAGCATATCTCAGCCCCATCCACGATAACACCTGTGTCTATCGTGTAGGGCTTGTACTCCTGAGCAGTAGCCAGCTCACAGAAGATGAAGAGGGCAGCGATCAAACCAACCAGCAACATCCATGACTCAGCTGAAACCCTAGGCTTTCTGTGTGCGCCCAGCCTGCTTCCGTTTTGTCGATCTTCCATATTCTTTCTCCTTCTTGTCAACGTAGTGTTCACACTTATCACAGGGTATATGGTTACACCCATCGCTTGTTGGATCACCAGGGCATTCCTTCTTCCCCGGCCAGTAGTGCCGCCCGCATTGGCAGCAGATGGTCATCGCTCATCTCCTGAGATGAGTAGTAGTAAGGCCCACAAGATCAGCAGCCAACTCATAGGTACTGTCCCACCTCCTTCTTCTCTGCTTTCGGTACCCACCCATCCTCACGGGCCATCCTGTAGATCTCGGCCAAGGTAGTGGGCTTTCTAAGCGTCAGTGCTTTTCCTTTAACCATATTAGAATAGAGAGCCGACGCATCCTTAGGGTTGAAGGCTTCAAGCTTGATGTGCTGACACATGCGGCCCGGCCGCACCACAGCAGGGTCCAGATCAAGCAGCTCAGCGTTGGTGGTAGCCAGTATCCTGATGTCCAACAGGTCACCAAGCAGGCCATCACCAAGGTTCAAGAGTCCACTCAGCTCAGCCACACCCCCGTTCTTCCTATGAGACAGGGCAATGTCCGAGTCTTCAAGGATGAAGGTGATGGGCTTAGGATCATCAGTGTCCACGCACTGAAGGATGACGGGGAGAATAGCAGGCCCCGACAGCTCAGCGATCATGTGTGCCCCAACCACAATGAAGGTGGAGTTGATGTTCGACACCAACGACCGGATCATGTAGCTCTTACCTGTACCCGGAGCCCCTTGAAGTAGGATGAGCCTACCGCAGGGATCCTTGGAGGAGAGACACTCAGTGATATGCTTGTAGCCTTCAATAGCTTCCTTACTGTAGTTGGCCACAACGAGGTCATGGTTAATCTTACCAACAGATCGTAGGCTCAGCCCGTTATGCCCACTCATGAGAGCGAAGACAAAGTTAGAAGGCTTCTTCATGTCAATAAAAGTGCTGACAATCTCCTTCAGCTTGTCGTATACAGCAGGGGTAGCCGTGATCCCTCTGATCTGAATGTCACGATCCTCACCTCCGTTGAAGTAGATCCTAATATAGGTTGAGGCATCGGTGTACTCATTGTAGTAAGTCTTATCTACAACGTTTTCCTGCTTGAGGACAGGATCTCCCATGACCTTAACCAATTCCTCATTGATCTTGACAGCGTCACCATACCCATCAGCCTCAAACCTATGCAAGAGGGTATCAGTTGCACCTCTAGCGTGCTCCATGGTATTGAAATAGGCAAGAGCATCCTCAGTACCATAGGAGTCAACCCCATAGGTTGCTATATCACTTAGCTTTTTTACTATGCTCATTCCATCATCTCCTGTATCTCATCCAAGGTGTAGTCATCCGGCTGACCTTTAATCTCTATCACCTTGCACGCTATCCCTAAGTCCCTTAGTTTACGCACCGCTTTCTCACTGGCAACCCCTGTCCCCTCATCCCACAAGAAGGTCACCCTCTTGATCTTGCTGTGTTGTATCTTGTAGATGTGCTCGTCACTCAGGTGTGACCCGAACGTAGCGGTAGCATGTAGGTGACGCAACCACATAGAAACAAACGTGTTCTCTACCAGTACCAGATCCTCCCACAGCTTACACTCCTCCCAACCCAGGAAGTAATGAGTGATGGGGTGGCCTGAAGCATACCGATAAGGCTTCGGCCCTGCATCGAACCAATCCAAAGGTGCCTTGCTCTTGTCCACTCGTCGGCTGTTGTACTGGCGTAGCTCACCATCCTCATACACTGGCACGTACAATCGCTTGTCATCCTGATGGATCTTGAACTGCTGGATGTGATCCCAACCCACACCTCTGAAGGCCAGTGCATCCACGGCTAGATCGAGGTACTCGATCTGCTTGGCATCCTTGGGCAGGGTCACCGGCAGAGATACGACGGCGTTGATGTTGTCAAGAGCAGGCACATACCCTGCAAGATCAGGGACATAGCCTACCCTGTCAATCATCTCATCCATGTTGATGGTGATACGGCATGATGCCCGATGGCAGTACCCAACCCCCTTGCTCACGTTGAAGTAGAACTGGGGGTGGTCGCACTCAGGGCAGTCGAACTGTAGTTCATCACCGTTCTTCTTGTTCACGGCGAAGGCCCCGAGGAGCCACTGTGCAATGTCAGCCTTGCTATACTCAGTCACAAGCTATGCCCCATATTAAAGCCCACATCAATATGTACACCACCAGTGTAATCCCGAAGATAATCATTCGTTTTCTAACGCATCAAGCATTGCGTCTGCCTCTTCGATAGCATCCTGAATGTTAGCCAGCGGTGTTGAGTACCTACCCCCTTCACGCTGGAGGTAGATCCTCAGTGTTGCCTCAAATCGTTGCTCGCTCTTCTGGTATTCCTTTACCATTTCCTCTAGTATCTCAAGGTCACTCATTTCTCTGTCTCTTCCAGCTCGGCGATCAGTTCGTCGGCCCTCTGTACTGCGAACTTGATACTCATAGGACTGAGGGGCTTACCAAACTCATACCGCATGCAAGTAGCAAACTTCAGTGCCGCCTCGAATCGCTGCTGCTTATCCTGAAAGAACTCAGTCACCTCGAATGTCAGGTCGCTCATAGCTTAACCAACAGTAGGCCAATGATCATACCAAACTGCGCTATCTGAATCAGTTGACACAGCCAAATATCTTTCAGTGTTACGCTCATGCTATCTCCTATGTGTGGTACTTCGGGGTGGGAGGCCCACCCTTGAACTTGAAGCTGGTATTAGGTATCAGCCTACGACACGGGGCACCGCACTCCTGAGCGCAGTGCGTCGAAGCCAGACGCTTCTCTTTATCCGTATAGTAGAGGCACTCAGTCAAGGCATCATCCTTGATGGACTGCTCCACCTCTGTCTCATGCCCCTTGTCACATAGATACTCATACACCGGCATCAATATCCTGCTTGAGGAGCTTGATCCCCTCCTCTCCCCAGGTCGCACCTTCAGCCACAAGCATCGCCATTTCTTCCTCTTCATCCACGAGAGGGGCGAGGTCAACGTCACCATAGTGGTCACCGAAGTACTTACTGTTTAGCAGAATGACATCCGACATGCGAGGCGCACACTCCATACACACCCATGTCTTGCTGCATAGAGAAGGGTACCCTGCATAACCGCTGTAGTACTGCTTGAAGTACCACATGTTTTCATCCTTCACATCATCGGAACACTGACTGCACCTCTTATAGAACCACTTGGGTTTCTTCCAACGTATCAACTTGATGATCCTTTCCAGTTTGTCTCGCCTCATCCCAGTCTATCCTTCGCATCGTTGTAAGTATCCCACAGGTAGTCAGGCTTAACCTCGTGGTCATCCTGAACGTGCATCTTATCCATAGGGTTAAGCTCCATGCCCTTGTACACACACTGTATATCTCCTGGGTACTTGGCGTTGTGCTTCTGTGCGAACACACGCCACTCAAGCATGAGGCTGGCTCTCTCCTCAAGCCAAGGCTCTGTCATTCTTAGTGCCCATTCCTTGAATCTCCACATCATTTGGTATCCTCCAGTGCTTGCTTGCATATCTTCATCTCATCGTACAGCTTGCTGTACTCCATGTCGGGTCCGTCATCAGGCACCCGGCGGTCGATGTACTTATCCATCCTATTGAGCAGATCATCAAGGCAACCACGAAGGATGATGATTACGTACTCATCTCTGTACTTATGGCTCATGTCTGTCTCCTAAACCTAGTAGCCCCTCATACTGAGCGTCATGACGCACCCAGTAGAGGGGCCGGTCCAGCAGCACAGTGTACTTAGCTGCTGGTAGTAGTGTTCCCCGGAGTTAGATAGCTGGTTAGCTTGCCGCCAATACATCAGCCCCCCAGGGGATTTTGTCCTGGCGTGCTTTCGCTCAGTCCCAAGACAATATATGTAGAACAAACATCTACAAAGAAAAGATCTGAAAGATCTCGTTCCTCCTGCTGTTGATGTCTTTGATGTTCTCATTACTCTTATTCTTCTTTACCTTTCAGTGTGCCCTCTGGGCGTGTTGAACCGGTTTTTACTCTTTCAGAGTGGCAGGGGTAGTTAATCCCTTTCTCTAGGCAGAGCGGTGCTTCGGCACGATAGACCTCTCGATGCATTGAACGTTCCTCCCTATGTTCAGGTGTATGTGAGAGGGTACCTGACTAAAGGCCCCCTCTCATGCTCCTATTATAGCTTTTTCTTTCGGTGCGTGCAACCATATCACCGATTATTCTTAGCCTGCCGCCTCTTCTGTTCCTCTCGTGGTGTGATCGCCTCCTTCTTGTCGATGTCATCAACCTCGCAAGTCTCCTTAATGTATTCGTTATTCGTAATTGACATCTTGCTGAGGTCACACTCAAGAAACACTGAGCGCTTGGATCTTTTAGCGAACCGTTGCTTCAGATCCACCAGTTCCATGATGATCTTCTCATCAGGCAGCTCCTCTTGCCGCATCCCAATGATGCAGGCACATTCCTGAAGATGCTTGACCGAACCCTGAGCCATGTCCAACCCAAGCGGCAGCTTCCTCTTCGTATCCTTGGCGTACCCACTCCTATTAGTCTGAGCAGCAGTCCACACCAGTATGTTGTGGCGCTTGGCGAAGCGGGAGAGATCACGGCTGATGGCACCCAGCCAATCCCATGTACGATCCCTGCTGTACCCGCTGTCAACAGGCTTCATGCGCTCGATGAAGTCAAGCACCAGTACATCAGGCTTCCACCCAATCAGGTTGACCCACTTCATCATCTCTGCTTCGAGGTCATCAACACTCACCTCACGGTTGACCTCAGTAAGTCGGAGCCTCTGATCCAGCCCTCCCTTCCAGTGCCTATCCAACCCCTCATAGGCACACGCAGGCTCATCAATGATGTCCTGTACCTTGGTGCCTGTGATGCGGGACAGCATTCTCTCTGTCTGCTCTTCCAGCGACAGCTCATTGGTGACCATCCACACCCTACGCTGCTCAATCGTGGCCATCTTGTGCGCCATGACCACCAGCATACTGGACTTACCATCCCCCGTGGGGGCCATTATGATACCTAGCTGCTTGGTCCGTAGCCCTCCACCTGTCCACTTGTCTATCGTGTGGATGCCACAAGGGATACGAATAAGCTCAGGCTGATAACCATGAACATCAATGAGGTTATCAATGGCCTCCCTTACATCCATCGTCCTATCCTCAGACAGCACACCATGCTTATTGAAGAATGAGTGTAATGTTTTAAGCACATCACTACCCTTCAGCTCGGCCTGCTTAGCCAGGAATGCTTGGCTGTTCGTCAGCTCTTGGAAGTCACGCACTACACCTGTATCTCTCGCCTGGTCCAATGTGTAGATCATGCGGGAGTTGTCAGGTATCTCAGTGACGAGGCTATCCAAAGCATCCTTGTACCTGAGGTTGTATGCCGCCTCATCCTTGTCCTTGAACACCTCATGTAGGGTGGGGATGGACGGCTGCTCTCCATGTTTCCTAGTGAATGAGAATATCTCAGCCAGGATAGGCACATACTCAGTGGTATGCAGCCATGATGGCTTGAATGATACCGCAAACTTCCTCGCATCCTCAGGACGAGAGGTCAAGGCATATAGAAATGCCTTCTCATCAAACGTACTATTGTTGTTCATGCATCCTCCTGTGGCACCTCAGTCTCTTGACCATCTTGGTGCCTGTTGTTGTTATAGTGTTCTTTCTTCTGTCCTGTTACAAGTCTCACATGATCTGCGTTGCATGTGTTCTACACCTCGCCTCCCATCTCTTGTTAGTATGTCAACGTCCATTACCTTACCCCATTGAGTCCACCTGTGTCCCCAAAAGCACGCCATTACATATCATCCTTATGTCTGAACCCCAAGAACGTGGGGAACCGGGGCTTAAGCTTCACCCCATGTGGTTGGTACCTGTACTTCAGGGTGTACCCTACGTACACCTGCCTATTCTGCCAGTACTCTATCCGTTGCTTGTCGCTGTACCCTGTGCCCACCTCAAACTCAATACCTGTCTTGAGGTTACGGCACTTGAACTTACCCAGCTTACCAGCGGGTACCTTCCCTGCCTTGGCACTGGATCGTTGTGATCTACCCAGGGCATTCGTAACCTTGGGGTTGGTGTTGGTCATCTGTTCTTCGAAGCCGATGATCTCTGCCTCATCATCCTCGAAGTGCTTGTACTTCATGAGCAGCTGCTCACCTATAGTGGAGCGACCATACTTGTAGACACCACCCCTACTTCTTGCGATCACACCCTCATACTCCTTGTCAACACAGTCATTCCAGTACCGCATGAACCCTTCCCCATCTGTCACCGTGACAGGCTGGAGTATCTTCAACCACGGAGGGGTGGGCTTGGGTATGTTGTTGAGGCTGGCTACTCTCTCATGATAAGGCTTGTTTAGCAGCTTCCAGTTGTCAAACACGATGTACTCAAAGTCAGGCTGACCCTTCACCCTCATCACACAGCTGGACACATCACCGAATGTCTCGGCTCCGGGTATCCAGATCTCTCCATCCAATCCCTCTACCCCATACCCTTTGATCTCCTCTCTGATATGCAGGTTGGGGATATCCTTCAGTGTCCTACTCTTTGGGGCACCACCTGCTAAGGTGACACACCTGATCCCATCTATCTTAGGTGTACATAGTACAGGGAAATTCACCTCTTCCATTAACGTGATCTTACAAGCGAGCATCGGTTTCATTTTCTTCTTACCTCATCGTATACCATTTCACCCTCTAGCATATTGCAAAATCCAAGTGCTTCGGTGGGTGCTACTTTATTACAGAAGATACACTTCATCTTGCTTGTCTTGGGGCACCTCTTGAGATCAACATACCTCCAAGTTTCTTCCCGCTCTGGGTGCTCATGTGTCACCCAATAGATTGCTATGGCGCTTGTGTTGCTAAGCATTTGCATTATAGACCAACCATCATCTAGTTGTAGGTGTATTTTAGTTGTAGGCATCATTGGCTCCACTTTATTCTTTGATCTATATTGTGCAGCTGCCACATACCCCAGATCTCATCGGGTATACGGCTGTCACAATAACTGCATTCTTGTGGGCCCTCCCCATTCTTCAGTACTTCTTCTCCATCATACTCCGAGCAGTCATGTCTCATCATTGACCTATAGAGTACGTCACCGCTATTATCTGATCTTCGTATTAGTTTCCAATCACCTATCGTAAGTAGTACCTCACTGTAATTAGAATCAGGATCCCATAAGTTCCCATTCATCCCAACACCACGAAGCCAGTGCTGTCCTGCTTGGCACGGCCCCTTGCGAGTAGCCCTACGATGTACCCTCGTGGGTCACGGAACCTGAAGTCATGCTCCATACCAGAGATAACCTTGTGACCCCAGAACTTCTCGGGTATCTGATCCTTGAACACCACGGCCACGTTACCTCCGTAGTGGAGTATCCTACCCACCTGCCTTGGTGTGGTGTGCTCATCGAAGCTATACGTGAGGTGGTAGTTTGATGGGAAGCTCTTGCTCTCGTTTAGATACTTGAACATCCTCTTGTAACCCTTGGTATAGTCATAGAACTGCGTGTTGCTGAAGGCTTCCATCGGGATGTAATCCTCCCACTTGATGTCACTCGTACCATTCAGCCTAGCTACAGGGGCGTAGCCATTCTTGATGGCTCGCTTCTCAAGATTCTCTAGTTCATCTTGTAGCAGCAGCGCATACCCCCAGTGATCCTCAAAGAAGCTCAACGTCTTACGGATACGTGAGTCCTGCACCATCCGCATAGCTCCCCGCCCTGCTGTGTACAAGCAGGAGTCACGGCACCCTTGAGTAGCCCAAGGGCAGGCAGTGTGCTTCCCATCGGCCACCTTATCCGGGGCCATGTATTGTATCACTGCCTCGTATCCGAATTCCTCCAACATCTTCTTGGTCTTAGCGTTGGTCTTTGCATTACTAAGTAGCGTCATGATGTCTCCTCAATGTTAAACCCTTCATCCTTCCATACCTTCTTGCGTGCCGTGCTGTGCCTCTTCAGTATGGCACCTGTCTTGTCATTGAAGTCAATGACTAGCACCTCATGCTTGCCTGCTGCCTTACGTAGGCCACGGCCTATCCTTTGTAGGTTAGCTACGGTAGACTTACCTCCTCCTGCTAGGATGAGGGTACGTAGATCAGGGAGATCCACCCCATCATCGTAGATGGTTGTTGTTATTATAGCTTTTTCCTTGCCTGCCTGCAACTTGGACAGCACATCATCCCTATCCTTTAGGGAAGTTTTACCGTGCTGAACTGCGGGAAGAGAAATCCCCTTTGTTTCCGCCATAGTATGTAGCATACTTGCATGTGTTAATCTAGTACACATCACAAAGGCAGGCTTCGGACACTTCTCTAGTTCCTCAATGATGCGGTCGTTCCGCATCTTGTTCCACATGATGCTGGACTCATACACCTCCGGCCATTTCTTAGGCCCACCCAGCGGGGGCATGTCGATGATGACCACCCGTGGTGGGGTGAGGTGCCCAGCCTTGATGAGCTGATCGTTGCTGATACTACACAGTAGATCACCCGTGGCACCCTGCAACAATTGGTTGCTGTACTCATCCTTCATGAAGGGTGTAGCCGTCAGACCCCAACGGTAGTAGGCATGGCGGAACTGCCTACTCAACTGAATGAACTGGTTGCCCTTGTCCAGCTTACTAGCACACAGGTGGGCCTCATCAAAGAAGATCTGCCCTGCTTTGATGAACTGGTTGACCTTGCTCATGTCCCCTTCCTTGAGCCTGTTGTGTAGTGTCTGGATCGTGGCCACCGAGATACCGTTGGGGTCCGGATCAAATACACTGTCGCCTATCTGTCCTGCTGTCACACCATACTTAGCGAATCTCCTAATAGCCTGACTCATCAGGTGCTTGCGATGCACCACGAATATAGTAGGCACGGGGTTAGTCTCGAACATGGCAACGGCTAGCTCTGTCTTACCACCACCAGTAGCTATCTTCAGCACACCACACGGCCAGTCGAACACGTTGCCACCCATAGTCACTGTGTTGTGCATCGCTGAGTCATAGGCTATCCGCTGGAAATCATACAGAGGTACGGTTAGCTTACCTACCTGAGCCTTGGGCACATTGCGTAGATCACTGAAGCTGATGACCTCTTTAGGCATCAGGCTCATCAGTTGTTTATACACGTAAGGCAATAGCCCTGTCGGGAAGAAGGCGCTCTTGTTGCTAGGGTGTGGCTTACTAAGCACACTTGCCTTACCATCCCAACCATGCTTCCCACTGGTACGGAGGTACAGCTTATGGTTGTGCATGTACTTAGCACCGGGGGCCATAGTCTTTATCTGATCTCTCACCTTGGCGTACATCTCAAGCTCACCATCAGAGGCAGGCTTAACCAAGGCTATGGTATTATCGAACTCAATCTTCATCTCTTTCACTCCATGCAATCATCTTCAAGAACCCTTGGATATATTCCGGTACCTCTGTGCTACAGCTACGGCAAAACATGTGAGGTGTCAACGTGATCTCACCTTCCCTTACCAGGGATACCGAGGGAGACACGGTGCAGCGGTTGAGCCCTATCCCTTCATGGTAGTGGTACGTGTTGTACCATATCATCCTCTTGTTACCATCACCATACATATCGTATGATCGTTCGTTGCGTACTACATGCCACCCATCCTTAGCTATCACATCATTCGGGTGATTCACTCTGAATTTACCACCTAGGTCACTCATAGTCGTTACCCCATACCAGTAGCTTACCTGCTACCTCCATAGAAGTAGGTACTTCAGCCTGACAGTAAGCACAGTGGTTAATTTCTCCTTCAAATATACTACCTCCATAAGACTGCTCACATCCATGAGCAGTAAGTAACCTACCCTCATAGGAGTAGAGATACCACTCACTATTTACAGTTAGGTGTATCTTTCTAGCGTTAGGATTATTAACCCATGTAAATATATCCTTAAAGGATTTCATCCTCTAGTCCCTTAGCCTCAGCTGTTAGCTGTACTATCTTGGCGTTGATGTCTTCGATCATACCTTGTTTCTTCCTGAGAGCTGCTGCTTCTCTTCGCTTCTCTTCTGCTGCGATCTCCACCTTCTTATCCTTAGCCCACTCATTGTAGACGCTGAGCCTTTCGTTGTACTTCCCTAGTCTAACAGCCCACTGGTCAGGGCCTTCAGGGATTTCGATGTAAGCTTCCATAGTTCCGAAGTCATCTTCCAAGTAGACATCCTCATGTTGTACGTTACTGAAGTCGTACCAGTTGTAGTCCTTGTGTTGCTTTGTGCCCGGTGCAAACCTCTTGGAGAATTGATCTTTAAGTAGCACCACATCCGCCACTGTACTCACATTGACATCATACAGGTACACACGAATTGTCTTGCGATCCGGTCGCTTCGGCTTACGTCTTAGTTTCATTCTTGCCATTGTCTTTTCCTCTCAGTATCTTGTACTGCTTAGTGGTTACCATCTGCTTCATATCCTCAGTGATAGAATACTTTGTATCTTTACCCTTGGCCATATCTTCTAGCCTCTCACCAATAGTGTTCTCTCCTTCGATCATCTTCTCAAGGACGACGGGCCTCCACTTAGGACGAGCGACGTACCTCATGCAGGTAGCAACAGTAGATAGTTTCACGTTCAACCTATCCTTTAGGTTATCTCTTTCTTCTTGCGGCCTCCCTTCCTTAACAGCTATGAACAGCTGCTCACAAGCATCAGCAAAGCTATCTAGCCCTACTATATCACCTCGTAGCTTGCGTGTCGAGTTGTAATCATTCTCACACCGGGCACATACTACGATCAAGTTGTCCGGTCGTGCCTCACCCCCCACCTTGAGGGGTACATACCATGACAACCTAGCTGAGTTGACACTCACATGACCCAGGTATGTCAGTGCCTTGTCACAGTACGCACACCTGCCCTTATGGTCAGCGAAGCAAGCCTCTGCCTCAGTGGGTGTGACCTTGTTGTATGTTTTCCATAGCTTATCTCTCCCTGTGATATGGACATATGCCTGCTTGATCTCATTGTTGATATCAACAAGAGATCTAGTGAGGAAGGTACTGTTGTTCCTCCCTACCCTCTGCTTGTCTCCCTTCTTCCTACCTGATCCCTTACCACCCATGCTTATACCTTCTCATCATTGAGCACATCCGTACCTGCTAGGACAAGCAGTTCAAGCTGTGTCTTGGTGAAGTAGTAGCCTATATCATTAGGATCTATACCTATGATTACAAGGTAATCATCTTCCACTGTACTGTGATAGATCTCCACCTTCTCACCACTATTGAAGCTCTCGTTTGTAGCTTTGTGATAGTATCCTTCCGGTACATACATTACGCACCTCCCCTGTTGTCTATGTCATCATCGTTGCACGCAAGATTGTTGCACCTTTCACACTCAAGTTCATCACACATTTCAACCATGCCCCTGTGCTCTAGGTCAACGTCACCATTCTGATTGATCTTATCATTCTCATACGGGAAGAAGTACCGCCGATCCAACTCACTGAGCGTACCAATGAGGCACCCTCTGATGTGGGCGATGGTGTCATAACAAGGGTTCATCTTCCACCACCGAGCCAGGATCTTGTAGAGTACATAGGTCACATGACCAGAGATGTACCCATACTCAGACAAGCCATCGTCTATCGCATCCAAGTCTGGATCGTACTGCTTCCTGTCGTCTTGTGTAATGTAAGGCATCACATCTCCTATAGGTATGCGGTGGTTTGGGGAGGACCTTTCTTATCAGCTGCCCCTGCTGCTTGTCCTTGCGCTGCCGATACCTCAGCGGCAGCACGTTGGAGGTCAGCGTAGCTTACAGCTCTATTGCCTGCACCTCCACCCATCAACGCTGACATAGGTATGACGAGCCCTTCATCCTCATCCTCATCATCATCCTTTTTATTCCTTGTGTTGTACCAAACACTACCCAGAACCACAGCGATCAGGCATGTCAACCCTCCCAACCCTAGTCCTAGTGCAAACACACCAAGTACCAGCTCGTAGCTTACAGTGACCATAGTTCTTGAACCTCCTCAACTGCCTTCAGTTTATCTAGTGCTATCTTCTCGAACTTTCTTATTGTCTCTCTACTATAGCTCACACCTCCATACACTGACACTAGCAACGGACCGATCTCAGTCAACGCCTTAGGTACATCCCCCAATGGATCATGGAAGTACCGAAGTGTTATGATCTGTAGCTCCAGCTTAGTAAGGTAATCTTGCATAGCATCCAACAGTAGCTCTTTGTTATCCGCTGCTTCGAGAACATCCGCAGCAGAGGGTTCCTCGTTACTAATCATATCACCTATAGTAAGAGGTCCTGTTGAGCTTTTTCTATTGAACGGCTGATCCAACCTGATGTAGTTACTTGTCAAGATCTTTATGAGTTCATCTACCTCCTTGATATCGAAGGCGTTGTTAGCTGTCAATGTCTTACGACCCTTCATGATAGCATTAGCTTCCTTCGTTACCGTGAATAGGTTGGTATCACTAGAGTCGAGGCCCTCATAAGCCTTGACTACTATCAGTATGCGCTTCATCTTTGAACGAGGCACACGTACCAACCTGCTGTTAGTAAGCACCCACTCCATGACCAATCGCTCTGCCCTACCATATGCATAGGTACATAGCTTCACCCGCTCACCTTTGGGTGTCCGATAGTCAGGGTTGTACCTGCGGATAGACTCAAGGAGAAAGATCTTTGCCTCTTGTGCTGCATCCTTCTCATCTATACTCAGGATGGTGGACGAGCAACGCTTGGCTATCTCACACGCAGCCATCAACATTGAGCGCAGCAGGGTATCCTCTATCCTACTTAGCTCATCACGTATAGCATCCAGTTTCTTAGTGGGCTTGCACAGTGCAAGCATCTCATTATAGATCTCATTCGATAGGTTCAGATCAAACAGCGTGGTGCTTAGGTAGCAGCTGGTATCTACTGCCGCATCCACGTAACGTGCTGCCTTCAATTGAACATCGAACCTACCATCAATCATAGTGTTGAGCCCTGCCTTACGGGTGTTAGTCTCCGCACTCAGCTTAGCTATGGAGGTACCCGCTGCCCTGATCTCATCATACACCTTCAGAAAGTGCGTGACACATCTCTTCCTATCAAGGACATAGAGATGCAGCTTAGCCTTCTGCTCTGTGTACTGACTGATTAGACTAATCTCTTCGGCTTCTGTTAGATACACTTGATCCCTGGCTACCTCCTCATAGTAATTGTTACGTACCATAGCTCTATACCTTGGATTTCTATAGGCTAGCATGAGTTGACCCTGAGTCGCTTGGATATGGTCATCAGCTTATGCCATCTATCTAGCACACACACCTCATCCCATGTATCTTTAGAGTGCAGCTTCCCTGTTACATACACACCTTGTGATGTTCGGAGTATGGAACCATCCGTCTTAGGGTCCACCCTTGTGGTGTACCGGCTGGTCTGACAAGACAATCCCTTGTACTCAGTAGGTGATCTAGCCTCCCAAGACTCAGCTGCCTTCTGCCATTTGAGTATGGCACTCAGCCAGTTGCCCGCCCTTGCAGTAGGTGGAGCGCCGAGTAGCTCAGACTTAGGACGGAGACTATACATCTCATCATCACCATACCCAGAGGATACAGCGTACACTTCCTCCATAGTGAACCCATAGTCAAGAGGGTTCATCGGGTTACTCATAGTCTTTACTGCCTCAGGATCAAACACAGGTGGCATGAAGTCAAAGGCTTGAGGTTCACCCCACCACTCACCGCAGATATTAGTTTGACCTTCAGGATCTTTGGTCTGTGCTACTGCCTCCGCGACGTTAGACGATCTATTAGGTACAGGCTTTATCCACTTGAACGCATCTATGTACTCACCAGCAGGATTCGCAGCCCTATACATAAGGTAAGGCTTATCTCCTATCTCCACCAATACACAATCAGTACCCTCCTCGATGATGCCTGATGAGATAAGGTTTGCATCCTCACCACTCATCATTACTTGAGGTAGCGATTGCCATTGGCCCACATTAAACCCTCTCCTCATCCTATACGAGAGGTTATGGTAGTTGTGATGATGCCAGAAGGCCATAGGGTTAGTGTTGATCGTTGGCTGTAGGTTAATAGCCATCAGTGAGCTACCGGCTGGTCTACCATACTCAACAGCAGCTCTGACCAGCAGCCTACAGTGGTCGCCTTCAAGCACACGGTACGTACCATGTACTCTCTTGCGTCCAAGTCTATTAGTCATGAACGCTTCGATGAAGCTAGTTGTAGTCCATTTTCCCATCTTAACTCCCTATCTTATTCAGTTGGTCGCCTTGTTTGTACTCAGCACCGCAAGCGTTGCACGTACTGGTATCTGAGTCATCCTCTTTAGTGGTAGGGTTGAACCACTTGGTCAACTCTGTTTGTGTACCCTTGGGTTTGTTTACCCCAACCTTCTCATTCAATGTGTTACCACCACAGAAGTGAGTGACTTCCTCTTCCATTTGGTACCAGTCACTATGTTTACTCACCGTTTCACTCATGTCAACCTCACTTAGTATTCTTCACCACCACCATGTCACCCCAAGGGTAGTCATGTCCCTCGTACCCTTCAGGCACAGCCCACAGCACCGGGAAGGGAGGCTTATCAGTGGGGAACTCCGACTCCAGATCGGTGAAGGCTACTACCATACCAATCTTGTCTCCACTTTCGATAACCTTCTCGAACACATCTAGATGAGATGTGCCTCCCCAAGATACCTTGACCTTATCAATGGTCTTCAGGTCGAAGTCCTCTACATGGTAGCATAGTACATCGTGGAAGTAAACCTTCAACCACTTGCACCCTGTCTCACGTAGAATACCTGAACACTCCGACAAGAACTGAGTCATGTTGTCCTCGCCGATAGACCCTGAGCAATCCATCAAGATGACGGCGCCGTTGGGGCTACGTGTCCTAGTAGGTAGTACCATCTGACTGCTGGCACCCCTGAGAATAGCACGGGTTCGTCTGTTCGGTCGTGGGTACGCATACCTACCTCTGAACAGAGCCGTGGCCTGCCTTCTCAGGTACTCCTTCCATGTGACGCTGGGCCTGCGGATCTCGGCAAGGAATTCATCAGCGAATCCCGGTGCCTTGCCCCGCTTCTGCGCGTTCATGGCAGCAGCGATGACATGCTGCTTCCATTTCTCCACTGTCTCAGCGTTGGGCACCTCACCATGCAAGGCACCCGATGTGCAACCCCGTTCACCAACTTGGCTACCGGGCTCTATCTTCGGGCCTTCACCACCACCCTCTCCCTGCTGCTCATGAGGGCACCCACCAAAGGACTTAACCTCATCGGGGTTCTGCATCAGGTGGTAGTAGATCTGCTCCGTTGTCTTACCACGGTGCTTCTCCATCAGCTCATCGGTGATGTTCTTCTTGCTCACCGCCGATTGCTTGAGCCCTGAGTCAACGAGGATGCTATCCACCTTGATGTCAGCGGCTATGTTCCATACCCTATGGTTCCCACCTTGAGGGAACCGCACGGTACACCGCTGGACAAGGTGCATCACCTCATGTGCAAGCTCGAACATCGTTTCCTGCACACTGGTGAATCCCTTGACCCACTCGGGGTTGTAGTACATGTTGCCCTTGTGATCCACACAAGTAGTACCTACCCCTGCTGTCTTAGACTCATGCATCACCATCCTCATGACCAGCTCCCCGAAGAACGGGTACGCCAT